CGATGGTGCCGTCTTCTTGTTTCCACTGATCCCAAATATGTACGCCCATCTTGTTTAAATCATTAACATCATTAGATTTCAGCTGCCAAATCCAGAGCAACTCTTTAATGGCTGTTTTCCAGGCAACTTTTTTTGTCGTTAAAATCGGAACCTCTGAGTTGTCGAATCTCATTTGCTTACTAATCACGCTTAGTGTATGAGCCGGTGTTCCATCTGAGTCCCACTTTGTTCTTACTTGAAATTCTTCGTCTGAGATTCCATTATTTATAATGTCATTTATGATTGAACTGTATTGTTTATCGAATTGAGTCATGATTCTCAGTCCTTTTGGAAATAGTATTTGAAAAAGCAAAGCATTAATTAAATATTTTATACGAATATATCTGCCAAATAAAATACAACAAAAAGAAAATTCCCACAAACAAATAACAAGTAAAAATATGTGTTTTGCTTGATTCTTTCACCTTCTAATGCATCTAAAACTTTGAACATTCTAAGGACAACATAAATAAGTGAAACTGCTGTCCACGCAAGCATTAGGATGTTATCGTGCATAACTAATCCAATATAAGCCAGAGGGACAATGAAAGATATTCCCTTGAGCAAAGTAAACAGGTAAATCAAATTCTTATTTCGTTTCACGTTTTCAATAGTTGAATTATCGAGCACACTCTTTACTTTTCTATATGTATCACTTTCTCCTCGAATAATCAATCTGACCTCATTAATGTTTAATGCAATTAGATAAGCTGCTAGAAATAAAGTTAGATACGCTATAATAAACATCTCCTTATTTTATATTTGTCTTTTGATTTATTACTACTCTAATCAAGTGATAATTAAGCATTTAGGCGAGTCATGGAAATCATAATCCCCTACTTTAAATAAATTAGTCGGTCTTGATCTATTCACTCGGCTAAGCTGTTCAAAGTTCCTCATTAATAAATCATCTTGCAGCATATTCTTATATCCATGTAAATTAATCAATTCGTTTATTTCTTCGGGCGTACCCTCAAATTCAATACCATTAATATTTGCTTTCATCCAAAAAGCTCCCCCTTTAATTCATTCACTTGATCAGCAATGTTTTCTTTAATTGTATATGGCAACTGATCAATCCCTTTTACAATCCGTTTCTGACCAGTTTTCCTGATTTTTGTAGTCATCTCTTTAAAACACTCTAAAGCAGTATCTGAGATTTCATCATATAGCCCCTGAATTTTCACTAATACACTTAAATATTCTTCGTCACCTTCTTCAAATAGTGACAACCCTTCTTCAAGTTTGTTGATCTTTTCAATACTCTTTAATAATTTATTTTTATCCTTTAACAATTAATCACCCGCGTATTTTAATTATGGTCGATCATCTTTAAGAAATTAGTTGCTGCACTTTTGTATCTCAGGTCTTTCTCGTACTCAGCGACTTGTCTCATATGTTCAATGAATTCATCTTCAAGTCATTGCAACTGAAGAAATCCAAAGCAAAGACCGTTCCTATAAAGCATATCATCATATTTTGCTTGTAAAGCTCTTTCTTTGTTGTTGATGATCTCTTTCCTCCTTATTGATTTTAGATAAAAGTATTCTTTATTTTCTAATTTAAATTGATATTTGTTATGAGGAAACCTCTAGGAGCATCCTCATAACATTGAAAACTTACTCACTACAATTCTTACAATAAACCTTATCAGAGTGTTTACTTAATACTTTGTCTAAGATACCAACAGGCATTTTCTTTTGACTTGGCAGGGTAATATGTACCTCTATTTCATCACCTGAATTTAGTACTTTACCGCAGTTTGAGCACTTTAACTCTGCATTAAAGAAATTCACCCCCATGAAGAAACCTCCTTATTCCCTTTATAAAGTACTACGTTAATGCTTTATAAAAGTTTCAGTCCAAAAAGAGACTGTCTACATGGTAAATTATTTCGTTCCAGTTGAACCGTGCCCACCTCGGTCATCGTTGCCTAGATAGTCTACTTCAACCAATTCAACCGCCGGCATTTTCTTCATGATTCTAAACTGACAGATACGATCATCTTTCTTAATTTCAGTATCACGCAATGCATAAGCAGGAAAGAACCAAAAATCGTTGTCTCCCTTATAAGACTCATCGATAACACCCATTGAGTTTGTTTGAATCACACCAAAGTTCTTATACGTACTCGAACGAGGAACGACATGAGCTTCATAACCTTCAGGCAATTCCATAGCCACACCTAATGGGACAAGTTTAAACTCATCTTTTTTGATCACTACATCTTCAGCTGCACGAAGATCAATCCAGTCTCCCTGCTCAATTTTGCTGATTCTTGTTTGTGTTTCATCTAGATACTTGATTTTAATTTGCATTATGTATTAACTCCTTTAGTTTTTGGTATGTAAGTTCTTGTATTGCATTCTTCAGTTAAACAAACTGTTCATTATTGATCGAACTTTGCCCTCAACTCTTCATATAGTTTACGATCACGTTCTTCTTTCTCTTTGAGATACTTTTCTCTTTCAGCATCTTGTTTCTTTTTTAGCTCATTCTCGTACTCTTCCCACTCTGTTTCATCAATCACTCCTTTGTCATGCAAGTCTTTTTTCAGAGGATGTAATATCTTCTTAGCTTCATGCGGGTATAATATTCTGGTCTCATAGCCATCATCCCAGTCAGATTGTTGACAAACCATAAACACGCCTCCATCTTTAGTAATAATCGTTGTTTGCTCACAAAATTGATTTGCCCAAACATAAGCAACTTCTTTTCCGATTAATCCTTCCTGATTTTCAATGAAATACATTTATTTGCTCCTTTAAATTTAAGTTTGTTTAAAATTACCCTTTTATCGTAATTCCTTTAGTAACTCATCAAGTTCATCAGGCTTAAAACCAATACTTCGTTTTACTTCCTCTCCTTGATCACTCAGCAAAACGGTTACCGGAACTCCCATAACACCAAATCTAGCTGCCACTTCTGGTTCCTGTGTAACGTCAACTGTCTCAAATTGAATATTTGCTTGCTCTAAGTAATTGGACACCATTTTACATGGATTACAATTAGGCTGCTCTAATTTAATTACTCTCATTGAATACACCCTTTCTCAGTAAAAATGAAATCAGAATCTTTTAAAGGCTCAACTGTCGCTTTTTTATAACCATTTCCTTTAGTTGAAAAGAAGTCATGAGACTTAGTTTTAGTGCTCAATCCATTAATAACAATTGGGTTAACGTCTTCTTCCTCGAACTGATGATCGAATCCCAGGTTGTTTAACGCTTTATTAGCATTGTATCTGATGAATTTCTTAACATCTGGAGCTAAGCCAACTTGATCATAGACATCTTCTGTATACTCTAATTCATTTTCGTAAAGCTCCTGCAGTAAGCTTAGAGCCCATTCGTACAATTCCTTTTGCTTCTCTGGTGTTTGCTTCTTATAAATCTCCTGAGCCAACAATCCAACATACGTTCCGTGAATCGCTTCGTCACGAATAATTAAATTTATGATCTCTCCACTTTGCATTAATTTTCCTTGTCCATAAAAATAAAGTGGGTAATAAAATCCTGAGTAGAAAAGAAAACTCTCTAGGAACACAGAAGCAACCATTCCTTTGAATAATGAAATGTCATCGTTTTTGTGAATTGACTTATAGATTGAAACAATTATTCCCGCTTTCTTTTGCAAAAATTTATTGTTTTTCACCCATTCAAAGACTTCATTTATCTGCTCGGTTGGAGCTAATGTAAGAAAGATGTTGCTGTAAGACTTTGCATGAACAGCATTTTCCATCATAGCCATGAAATTTAGAACTGCCTTTCTTTGATGCCCATCTATATGTTCAGCAATGATAGGCATACCAGTGTTGCCTTGTTCTGTATCTAACAACGTCAACCCAGCTAAGACTTTCATATAAGTGTCCTGCTCATTTTTTCCGAGGTACTTCCATGTGAGAAGATCGCCGTTTAAAGCAATCTCTTCCGGAAGCCAGAACTGTTTCACGTTTTGGTTATAGAACATTTGGGTAAAATCGTCTTCATGCTTTGACCAGTTAGCTGCGGTGTACAGCTTGTTATTGTTTAGTTGTGACAAAAATGTGACCTCCTAAATATTTTTCCTCCCTCAACACTTGTAAAAAGAAGGAAATATTTTATAAATGTTGTAAGTTTTATAATGCAACATATTCGCTATTAAGGGAGGAATAAAAAAATGAAAAAGAAATTTATTGCTGGTGCTCTTGCTCTAGGACTAATTCCTTTTATGGGAGTTACGGACGTATCTGCAAAAACAATTAAAGATCAATCATCCCCCACAAAATCTAGTTGGGCATGTGAAGGCACTTTTTTAAAGTGTGGCCCTTTTTCTGAAGAAAAAGGAGATGTTACTTTTACTTATGAAGGCGGCACTAAAAGCAAAATCCGAGTTTTTGTTGCAAATGATGGAAATAAAACTTTCGAGTTTTCAATTTATTATCCAAATGGAAATGTCCTTCAATCAGATCAGGAGTTAAAACCAGGAAAAACCTTCATCAAAGAATATACTGTTAAACAACAAGGAGAATATATATTCAACTACGATAGTGGAACTGGGGAAAGCGTTGATGGTTTCTTTAAAGCTGTAAAGTTGTAGCCCAGTGATCCCCAAAGCAAGTCGGTAAAATTGCTGGCTTGCTTATATTCCACTTATACTTCCTAATGTTTAGCTCGTTTATATCCTTCACACACCAATTGTTAACTCTTAATTGAAGATTGTGATGCTACTTCCGTTTTCTCCTAAACTACACATGACAAGCAACCTTCTTGGCCTGTATCCTTTGTGCGAGCATAATACAAGGTCTTAATTCCTTTATGATGAGCGTAGAGGTCTATTCTGTTTAGGTCTCTCGTTGTCATCGTATCTTTCAAGAACAAGGTAAATGAAATTCCCTGGTCAACATGCTGCTGAATCGTAGCAATAAGATCAACTACCTTGAACATGTCCATGTCATAAGCTTCTTTATAAAAGAACCAGTTCTGAGCCGATAAACCTGGCATCGGATAATAAGTCTTACTGTTACCGTAGGTACGTTCTTCAATTCGCTCCATAATTGGCATTACACCTGCTGTAGATGATTGGACATATGAGATAGAGCCTGTGGGCGCAATTGCCTGTCTATATGAATGATACAGACCATATTTCATAACATCCTCTTTAAGCTTCATCCAATCTTCAATGTTAGGAATATGTTGATTTCCAAACAAGCTTTTAACCTTTTCATATTTAGGGGTATAATCATTTGTCACGTACTTATCAAAATACTCACCTGATTTGTATGTCGATCCATCAAACTTGTAGTACGTCTCCCCTGTTTCTCTTGCAATTTCCATTGAACGCTGCAGGGAGTAGAAGTTAACCGTCATAAAGTATGTATTTGCAAAGTCCTTAGCTTCTTCACTTTCATAAGCAATATTATTTTGAGCCAGAAATCCATGTAGGTTCATCTGTCCTAATCCAATTGATCTCATCAGTGTGTTTGCTCTTGCAACTGCTGGGGCATTTACAATGTTTGTTTTTCTTGTAACAGTTGTCAGTGAGTCAATTGCTGTTTTCACTGTAGTAGCAATTGATTGATTACTCATTACATTTACAATGTTCATTGAGCCAAGATTGCAAGAGATGTCTAATCCAATTTCATCTTCTTGATCGTAATCTGTGTAGACTGATACTTGTGATGATTGGAGGACTTCAGAACACAAATTTGAAAACTTCACTTTTGAAATATGTTCATTTGGATGCACTTTATTTACATTGTCAGCGAACATAATATACGGATAGCCTGATTCGCTTCTTAGAATGGCCAATTGCTCTAACAGCTTTCGAGTATTCCCTTTAGCTTTTCTAACCCTAGGGTTTTCAACAAGCTCATCATACATTTCATTAATATCCATCTCATCAAGATACTGCCCATATTCCTTGTATACTGAATGCGGATAGAACTTGTAATAATCCTTGTCTTCCCTTGCAAGTTCAATAAATTTATCAGGAACAACTACACCAATAGACAGTGTTTTAACTCTGACATCTTCATCAGCACTTATTTTTTTGGTATCCAGGAAGTCTGTTATGTCTGGATGGAATACACTTAGATAAACTGCTCCTGATCCTTGTCTTTGTCCCATCTGATCTGCATATCTAAAAGCATTATCCAATAGCTTCATAACACCTACGACACCTTTAGTCGCATTCTCTACGTCTTTAATCGCTTCACCTTTGGCTCTTAGTTTGTTTAGATTTAATGCTACTCCTCCACCTAGCTTAGAAAGCTGCATGGAGATATCAATAGCACGTGAAATATCATTCAAACTGTCGCCTACTTCAAGTAAGAAGCAGCTCACCATTTCACCTCTTCGCTTACGTCCAGCATTAAGGAAAGTAGGTGTTGCCGGCTGATACTCTTGTTTCATCATAGTATGTACTTCCTCAACAGCTTTCTCATAATCGCCATCAGCGCAATATAAAGCCACAATTGAGACACGATCCTCATACCTTTCCAGGATCTTTGTTTTATCGTTTGTCTTCAATGCGTAGTCATTGTAGAACTTAAACGCGCTCATAAAAGATGGGAATCTAAATTTGTAACTGTAAGCAATCTTATAAATTGATTTAATCTGTTCAAATGTGTATTGATCTAAGAATTCTTCTTCGTAATAATCATTTTTAATCAGATAATCCAGCTTCTCTTTTAAATCATGGAAAAAGACTGTGTTTTGATTTATGTAATCAACAAAGTAACTATGTACGGCCTCCTTATCCTTTTCGAATTGATACTTCCCATCTTTCTGAATCATGATCTCATTATTGAGCTTGATCCACTTTGGTATTGTGTTTGTCAATAAGTTGTACCTCCTGAATGAGCTTCTGTAAGTCTTGTTTCGTTCCACTAAGTTCAAACTTTAATAACAATGGAATGTGGAACTTAGCCGAAAGCTTGTCTCCAGCTAAACCATAGTTATCACCCCAAACCTTGTTACCACTAACAACAACTCCTCTAATTTTATTTTTATTCTTTTTGATAAAATTCAAAGTCCTTTCAGGTACTTCCCCAAAGCCTATCGTATATGTAATATGTATGAACTTTTGAGTGATGATCGTATCATCAGTTATTTCAATTGCCTCAATGTCTAACTCTTGTTGCAACGCTTTTACAAACCTTCTTACATTGCCAGTTTTACTCTCATATGTAATGATCACTAATCGTTATATGCTCCTGTAATTAATCTTGTAGTTGCAGATTCAGCTTCATTTTCAACATGGTAATATGCTTCAGCTATTTCACTATTAATAGCTCCCATCTCAGCATAACCTTTGGCCATTTGAGCCTCATATGGAGACAACTCCTCTAATTCAACAGGGATATAGTTATCCTTTTGGCTTTGAGGAATAACCATTTGGTGTCCTTCTAAGTCAGTTGCAATAAGTTCTCCCTTAAATACTGTAAATGACTCACCATTTTGCATATGTATCTTCTTATTTTCTTTTGCTTCTTCCATAGTCACCAGATCATTACGCTTTACGTATAGCTGTCTAGCTGCCCCCATTTTACATCTCCTTATTGTTTGTTTTTATTTTGAATAAAGCTGTGATTTTATTTAGATACAAGCCGTATCTATTCGTCCTCCTTAGGAATTGTCACTCTTCTTCGATCGTCCATCCGTTTAATCTTGCGTACTTTAATTTTCTTGAATATCTACGCTTCCACTCGTCCCAGTCCTTCTTCTCTTGACCTGACGTTAGTGAGCCTCTGTACTGATTTTGTCTTCTTTTCTTGTCTAGCTCTAGTATATCGCCAACCCATCTAGGAACTGACGGTCTATAGTTACTTTGCGACATCTATTCATCCTCCAATTGTTTCTGCATAAATTTCATTGTGTCTTCCTTTGTTATTGTTTCGGCCACCCTTCTCCAAGGAGTTTTTTAGCCTCTTCAACATCTGTGAATCTTTCAATCTTGTGTCTATAATCATCGATCCACCGGTAAACACATACTGCATTTTCTTCAACTTTCATGACGGTGTACTGCTGCATAGGATCTTCTAGAAGGTGAAGTTTCTGATCTTTATAAAACCCTTGAATCATATAATATCCTCCTCTTATTTTTATAGAATTTCTCTTACTTCATGCGGTACTCCGCTTTCTTCTTGAGCATATACAGCGTCATTGTGAGCCTCAATAGCATCATCATAAGTGTTAACAAGTGTTCCCATGCAATAAAGTCCATATTTTTTATTCATTTTCATCAGCTCCTAATCTATTTTTGTGAATCTCTTTCCCATCAATAATCACTTTTCCAAAGAACATTTCTTTAGGTCTTGCCCAAAGAACACCATCTTGGTCTTCATATGTAACCAGATTTTCTTCTGTTTCAGTGTGAATGACCTCTCCAATAATCTTATACAGACCGCCTTTATAGTGTCTAAACCGGCAACCAACTACTTCGTATGTATCCATTTGAATTTATTGTCCCTCAAATTTCAGTTTTAGTCGTTCATATTCTAATCTTTCCTGCTCTTCTTTTTTCTTCTGGTATTCAATTTGACGAGCTTCTTCTGCTTTTTTAAGCTTCAGCTCATAATCAGCCCAATCCTTTTTTGTAATGATTTTTAGTCTATTAAGTTCATGTTTTGCATATCTGTTCTCATATAACTCTTTTTTTGCCCGGCATTCATTAAATACAATGGTATTTGTTTGATCTTCGTCCAAATCAAAAACCTGTTTTACAATCAACACCCCACCATCTTTGGTTACGATTATAGTGCTATCACAAAATCGGTTTGCATGAATGAATCCAATTTCTTTGCCGATCAGTTCATTCGGTTCTGATATAAAGTACATTTCCTGCCTCCTTATTTAAGACTCCTCTAAATGAAACAATAAAACATTTTCATATGGATCTAATTGAATTTCATTGCTTGTTTCTTCACCATTAATTCTGAATTCAATTGGCGTATCTCCGTTAAAATCAAATTGGTCTTGCAGCGCTTTAATTACATCACTAACTTTAGGATTAATTAATTTCCCATTGATCTCATCATAAGCCATTGGTTATTCCTCCTTTTCTCTTTAAAATCATCCTTTTATCCAATTTCTTTATTTTCATCCTCAGTTAAATATTGAACAGTAAGTACAACCTTTGTTATTGGGGATTGAGAATTTTCAAACTCAACATTTGTTACTTTTAAAGCGAGGTAAAGGAATTCTTTATGTTGGTAAATAGATAAAAATAATGGGAAGGAGCTTTTAAATCCTTTTTGAAGCTTTTTCAATTGACTATTGGTTAGATGAATAACTAATTTTTCATCCATTTCGGTTACAAAAATATCATTTAGCACTAAACATTCATCTGGCTCACACGGCAGCCACTTGTACAATCCCATATTATAAAATTTCAACTGTTCAATTTGCACTTTTATTTCCCCCTGTCAAATATCTTTAAAATAAAACTTTTATTTAAACTTTCAATCGTTCATCTTTATAGAGCCCTAGGTGGCTGTTGCGAACAATTCACACAAATAAGTCCAACGCATTTTTTGTTATAATCTTCTCCAAGAAGATAAGCAGACATTGTAAACCTTGGATTTTCTTCCTCACACTTAATACATTTCTCCAAATTAATCACCTTCACATTCCTCCTTATTTTCACTATAGTAATTAACAGGAACATAATCCGTTTCCATTTCTCCAAAAATCTCACCAGGTGGTATCTTTTCGTTAAACAATCTTTGCAGCATTGTCATTACTCATCTTGAGTGCCTCCTTAGATAAATAATGAGCTAACATACAGAACAATCAATGCAAAAGCTGAATGAAGTAAAGACTTACCGGCTTTCTTGAAAATGTTCTCATCTTTTTCCTGATCTGACCGTTTTACACCTTTGACAAATACGTTGAGTAAAACACCAATCACAAATGCATGAGGTAAAGTGATATGGACATTTTGAATGTTGTATGTATCAATAAGCAAAGGATTTAACACGTGATTCAATCCGTAATAAACAACTAGTGACATAGTCAATGCTTCAACAAAAATGAGTAACCCAACTACAATTAGAGAACCTGATCCGATTAAGAAACCGTTCCGAATATCTTTTGTATCCTTATTCAATAAATATCTCTCCTTTGGTCTTTTTTAGTGATTAGCCTCTTCCACCATGAAGTTTTACGTTTTTCTTCTTCCTCTATAAAGCGTTTATATTCTTGTTTAAGTTGCTGATTAAATTCCTCTATTTTTTCTTGTTTTTGAATTGCTTTTTCAAGGCTCTCTTTATCTTCAATTGTTTTAATTACCTTGTCAGTCTGATATGTCCATTCATTTTTTGTGTTGCGCTGCCTGTCTGTTACAACTACGTATTCGTTAAACCCTGGGATATACACTTTCCCTTCGACTTCAATTGGGTCTAAGTCGATGACACCTTCAAAAAATGGCTGATATTCACATTGCTGCTCAATTGGGACAAGTGCATCACACAGACCTAATGTCCAACTTTTCTTAATTACCTTCCCTTCAAATGTTGCTTTATGTCGTCCCACTTATTCACCTCCTTAAAAGTCTCTATAAAAATTGAATTTTATTTAGACATTACTGATAATTAATAAAACCAAACCGGTTAAGAATAACATTCCAGCTAGAACTAATAACCCTAAAGCGACCCGAGGTTTTATTCTCCTTTTCGATCCATATGTATCTATTGATACAAGTCCAATCAACAAAAGACCGATGATTTCAAGAATATTAATTGCTAATTGCACCATGTCACTCCTCATTATTTGTTTTGATTTGTCGCATACTGCGCTTCCCCGGGAAATTAATTTCTATTTCCAATGAGGATTTCTTATACCTTCCCACCTTTTCGAGTTAATCCAATCCATCGTTACTGGTTTAAAGTCGGTATTTTCAACACTTACACAAACATGACTTAGCTTTTCGAGACCAGTTTCTTCACTATGTGTGTGCCCATGTACATTACAGCAAAGTTGAAATTCCTCAATTAATCTGTTCATATTCACCTGAGAAATTGGTTCATGAGTAAGGATGTAATCCTCATAGAGATACATCCTATGTGGATCAAAACCAAGTCTTCTAAACTTTGTATCTGAAATTCCTTTGTCATGATTTCCTCTAATAAGTATGTTTCTAGTTTTCTTTAACCGACTCACTATGTACTCAATTCTTTTTGAATTACAGAAAAACATATCTCCAAGCCAAAAGACTGTATCCCCTTCGCTAACCGTTTTATTGAAATTCTCAATAATCACATTGTCCATATGTTCAGTATCTTTAAATGGTCGTTTATCACCTTCATATTTGATGATATTCTTATGGCCAAAGTGCGGATCACTGATGAACCATGTATTTGTCATTAAAATACCTCCCTCTCTTTACTCACTTATTCATGAGTAGATTCACGATTAGCTTTCATTGTAGCGACAAAATTGTTATCAAAAGCTTTTTCAGTTAATACATGCTTACTGTACGGTTCAACCAATGTCCATAACCCTCTACCTTCTGTTTCAATTCTCATTGCGAATTTTTCTGCTTCTTCCAGGTTTGTGAAAATCAAATCTTCTCCAGTAACAAAATTGTTATATACTTTTCCATTGTTTTGATCTCCATCACGTCTAACTACGATTACCCATTTTTCTTGATTCACTCATCATCTCTCCATTCTCGATAAAAGGAATATTTTATCCTCTTATTTTGCATTTGTTATTTAATCCTAAACGTTCTAATGTCTTCTTAACACTTAAAATACTGCATTCATTTTTCACTTTATCGGAATAACCCTTTGCACAACCTTCACAACAATTGAAGTCTACATAAGTTTTTTCATCGCTGATCCTAAGACAAATTGTTTTTCCACTTATGTACTCTTTACAGATGTCACATATATGATTCATTAACACTCTCCTTTGTCCTAATGTAAATTTATTATATACATATTATTTGTATTTGTCTATCGGTTTTTAAATAATTTCTTTAATATTTTTCAGCTTTGCAAAAACAGACATTATATCTTTATCACACCGCTCCCAAACACGCTTTTCTTCAGGCCTTAAAGTGTTTTCTAAATAAACATAGAGTTTATCTAATACTTCTTCGGCAGCATCAATGTCATCAATAACAAGATCTCTTACAATATCCTTAATGATATCCTCCCCTTATGAAAATATGATTATTGCTTTTCCATTGTCATTTTTTATGTACGGAGAATGATTTCGGGCAAGATAGTTCCTTGACTTTCCTTCTCCCAGACTTACATTATAAATATCCCTTACCTCATGTACTTCGTATGCTTGTTCTTTTGCATGTTCAGGTGATAGCGCCTCAATAACTAGAGACGCATTTTCACCTTTGCTATCTTTACACCTTACATAATACTTTTTCAATAAACATCCCTTTATCCTTTCATTTTTTCTTGAAGCAATTTAATGAATCAAGCCTTGATATGTATTTGGTTTAATATTGTGTAGAGTGATTAGGTTAGTTAACCGCTCGATTTCCTTACTCATCGCATAACATTGATCAACATAAAATTTCTTTGGCATAATCACAAACTGGCCATCTTTAAATCCTTCCGCACCGGCTTCTTGCATTGCTGCTGGAAAGATATCAATTAGACTCCCTTTTTTAAAGCTCTCAATATACTCATCTACTGAAATAGTGTGCAAAACCCTAGCTAATACTCCATTGGTCTTTTCATCGTTATGTACGTAAATGCTTTGTGTATGTGGTTCAATAACTACAAAATCAAGAGCGTTTACCAAGTCAATTTTTTCTTGATCAGTTAGCATATTCACTCTCCTTTTAAATAAGATTTGAAAAACTCACTTAAGTTATCAGCCATAGCTGCAGCAACTTCAGAAAAGTATTTATGTCTTTTCTCCTCTGATTTCAAAAACTCAACTGTCGTTTCTGCAATTTCTTTAATCCTGTCTTCTTTGATATTTCCATTCCTAACACGCTCTTTAATCTCCTCTGTCTCTCTTTTTAAGGACTCAGGGTAACTTTCCAATCAATACACTCCTCTTATTTTACATTTGTTTAAAAGACAAATTTTATTCAGATTCTTTATTAACGTATGTATGTATTAATTCCTTGAATATTGATTCAAGCACAGTTACAGTAATTGAATTACCGGCTTGCTTATATAATTGTGAGTTACTTATTCCCGCTGCAAAAGCTTTTTCAAAATCTTCATCATCGAAAGCTTGTAGCCTAAAGCACTCTAACGGTGTTAATTTTCTAATTCTGTATTTTGGATATTCTCCAATTGCTACCCCATGCCTGTCAATAGTATTTACCGTAAATTCCGGTTCACCATCGTCTTTAAATCTTCTTCCATTTTGTCGCTTTTCTTCCCTTTCAAGAGTTAAAACTGGTCGAACCTCAACTACAGCATTTTGTTTTTGATTTCTGTTCAACCCTCTCCAGTCAGAAGCAGAAAGTGTATGAGATACCTCAAGTTCTTTCCCAATCCCTGTTCTTCTTGAGTACTCTCTAGTCATTATTTCTTTCTCAATAATGTGTGTTCTTCTGCCCTTCCCAACTTCTCCTGGTGATGTTCCTTTTGTATAATTTGCATCTAAACAACAAGATACTCCGTCCCCAAAGGAAAATTGTTCTATTGCAATTTTAGGTTCTCTGTGACCAATCATGATCGGGTCTTCCACTTTGTATAGCGAAGTCTGCCCTCCAAGACCACCGACCGATTGGGATGTCAAAGTTGTTGCAATGCCATTTGAATCATAGACTCTATTGCCTTGTTTAAAGTTTCTGGAATATGTTTTTCCGTTATTCAGCCACCTCTTTCCTACGTTAATGCCACCAACAAACACCACATCTTTTTCTTTTGATTTTTCAATTTGTTCAATCAGTTTAGATGTTTTTTCTTCGCTTAAGTAATACTTCTCATCTACATATTCCTCAAGAATTTCTCGCAATCTCCTTCCAACAATATCTTGTGCAGACCATTTAAAATTGAAACTTTTTATATTTAATTCTTTTAATCTCTTTTTTCCCTTACTTAAAACATCGTTCCTTCCCTTTTCGACAACCCATTCGTCATTTTCAATTAAATCCTCACGAACTCCAATTATGTATATACGCTCACGATTCTGAGGAACATTGAAAAATTTTGAATTAAGTAGCTCTAAATCAATTCTGTACCCAACTTCACTAAAAGATTCAGCCATAATATTTAATGTATTTCCTTTGTCATGATTGATCAATCCTTTAACATTTTCAAAAACAAAATACCGTGGCTGCTTCTCTTTTAAGGTATCTATATACTGAAAAAACAATGTACCTCTAGTATCTTCGAACCCTTTCCGATAACCGGCTACACTAAAGCTCTGACAAGGAGATCCTCCAACTAAAAGATCAAATTCAGGCAGTTTTTTCTTATCAATCTTGCTTACATCACCAAAATTTAATTGCTCATCAGCGTTGTGAATCGCACAATATGACTTAATAGCATATTTATCAATTTCACTAAAGCCAACCAGTTCATATTCAACCCCAATGTTTCTTAGTGCAGCTTCAAACGCACCGATTCCACTAAAAAGACTCATTACTCGTAGTTTACTCAATAAACAACCTCCATATATTTTATTTTTACTTTAAATAAAATTGATCTTTTATCTAAATTTTCATATTTTGTTGTTCATTTTCTCAATATTCAGTTATCATTAAATTAAGGTAGGGTGAGACGATGAAACTTAAACCATCTTCCATTTTTAATAAAGAATACAATGATGAAGCGACTTATTGTCATGATGTTGATAGGCTCAAAACAAATTTAAGTACAAGCGCTTTAAGCCTTTTGTTATTTATTGCAGACTTTTGTGACTCCAACTCTTACATTGAGTATTCTGATTTACTTAAAGTACATCCGTATCCAAGTAAAGTGAGTGAAAACTTAAATGAGCTTTTAGAAAATGGGTACGTGCTTGTTATTCATAAGATTTAATCAAACTCTATAAATGAGATATTTTAAAGTAATTTTCGTTCAATCTCTTCCCAGTTCATAACACGAATAAATCTGTTGTCATTCCTGTTATGGGGAGCATCAAATAGAATCTTCATTCCTTCAAATGATTCTAAGTTATGTATTCCGTCATCTATCATGATGTCTGCTTTAATTATGCTTTTATTGCCACAAAGCACTACATTGCTATGTGGGATAAATGAAAAATGCTCAGTAAGCCATTCAAGCTTTGCTTTAAGGGACTCTGGATGGTTTGTTGCAGTAGTCACAACATAAACTTCATATTTCTTCATCAGCTCTTTTACTACTCTTTGGCTGCCTTCTATAACATCAAGATTTCTGAACAAATTGTAATCTAAATGTCTATAAACATTATTGTTGGTATTTGTATATTTTTTTATATCCCAGCACAGGATGTCCTCCTCTTTGAGAAAAGGATCATCGTGTGTGTTAATGTTAGCTACCCAATCACTTAGTAAATCAGCTAAGACCTGATCCATGTCAATTGCAATTACTTTTTTCATAAATTCCCCTATTCCACTAAAAAGATTATGTCTTTAGCAATTTCGTCACTTGACCATTGTCCAGTATCCCATGAATATGTATGTAATCCCGCATTGCTCATAACTTCTCTATACAACTCTAAAATTGAATCAATGTCTTTTCCTTCTATATACTCATCTCCCCGTACGTTTAACCGTTCCTTAATAATGCTTGGATCAGCATGTAAATATACAATCTTCGCTTTTATTTTAATTTTATCCTCAATAAATCTAAGCTGTTGCTCTGTAAGGATCGAGTAATCTTTAAATTTCTTTGCATATACCAAGTTAGAATAAACAAACCTGTCAATAATCACATTTTCTTCGTCAGCTAATTTGTTGAAGTGCTCGAATAATTTCTCATTCCCGCTTGTGGCCAACTCAAAGCTTGAACCTTTGATAATTGGATACTTCAGTTCTTTGCTTAGCTTTGCTGCAACTGTTGATTTAAAGCAGCAATCAGGCCCCTCCAAGATAATCAATGTCATTAATCCTCCACCTTTCTTATTTTATGAAATCCAACAACCTGGTAAGTGCCATCAGGGTACTTTACTTCTACCTGGTTGTATCGATAATCGACTTTCGCAACAGCTCCAATCTCATCTGTAAAATCAACAATTACCTTTTGACCTTTTTTAAACATAAGTTAAACCTCCCTTTAGTGGCGTTAATTCATGTTCTTTAAAGTAAGTAATGTCACCTGTTTCATCGCTAACTGAATAGTCATATGTAGCTGAATGCAAATGCTCGATAATCTTTCCTTTTCTCCCCACATGATGTGGGCATCCATATCGTGCATTATTGTTAATTTCTACAGCTAGTCCAACAGGATAACTCCAGTATTTAGGCAATTTAATACCACCTCCCCTCAATAAAAAACCTCTTAATCTTCTGTTACTATTCTAGAAACCTGTTTTTCATTAAACCCAAGGGACGACAAGAACCTCTTAAAATCATCTAACAACAATCCAGGGATTTCCCCTTTATGTTCTTCAATAATCGACGGTCTATAAGTCTTATTTAATCTGGTCACCTGTCCATATTCGTCTGTGAATGACATTTCAATTTGAATACACTTCATTTATCTCACCCTATTTTTTAATTTTGTCTTGAAATTTTAACTACTTGTTGCCATAACAACATCATCAAAACTCCTTTCATCATAAGTTCCATCATAATAACAAAGTTCCACTGTCTTTGTTTCAGGGTAGATGGCTTCAATAACCCCACACTCCCCAGTTGATTTGACCTTAGCCTCTTTATCTAAAATGAACATTCTCTTCACTCTCTCTATGTAATAGTTTTCCTTGGGATATATTTCATGTTATGTATTGCATCGAACGAATTGTTGAAATGTTTATACCTTTCTGTCATTTGGATCGATTTACCAGCTGACTCTGACAGTTTTACGACCAAATGCGTTTGCTTCTTTTTCGCTATCCATCAGAATATCAATACGATTATTTTTAATGTCCCCTCCTGTATCTATTGCATATGCTTGAAAGCTATTTCCTTCATATGAAACTTGCACTAATGAATACAAAGGAATTACTTCTGGATCAACAGCAATTATTCTTTTTCCATTGTAATAGGATGTGTTTGATACATCGTAGCCGGTTCTTGTTTTCCCTGTGCACCCTGTAGAGCAAAATGCTGTATAAGCAGTAGCAACAACTTCATGACTCTTCACTGCCTTTGCATTTGTACTTTTTGAAACTGCTTTATCAACATTTCTCTTTGTATTGGTTTTTTGCACTTTTTTTGTTTTTGTATGTTTTGCTGCTTTTTTATTTTCTTCTGTTAGATATGTAATCGTCGCATTAAGATACTTTTTTCTACTTTCAGCCTGCTTTTCTTCCTCACTCTTTAGCCTAGGAAGGATTCTTGGAACGTCAATTTCATGAATAAGTTTTTGCCTCACCTCTTTTTTATTTAGATAAAATGACTCTTTTATTGAGACTTGATTGTCCTGATGTGTATACAAGTTTTTAGCGCTATATACGAGCCCTACTCCTAACAAACCAATTGTAGCAAAAAGTGTCATTTCGTCAATTCTATGATATACATATTTTTTGTGTTTGTCTATAAGTTTTTTGAAAATTTTCATCTCTCCTATCATCAGCTAAGATTTATATTTCTGCCCTTTTAGTTGTCAAACTCATATTTCCTTCATTATCAACATTGTCTATTCTGCAGACAGTGTGATTATATATGCTATCTTTATAGACTTTCGGAATAAAATTGTTACCTCTTCTGAAACCAGTAAACATGAGCAATGTTCCTCTGGTATACCAAGATTTCTCGACTACCTCTTTCTTTCCGCCACCAATGGATCTAGAAATCTGTTTATTGTAATGACTAAAGCTGCCCGACCACTGTTTAACTGTAGCCACCCCTGTTGGTGTTAGAAGAGTAATTGTATGTTTGTTTTTATCCCTATCTAAAACAGTGCCTATAATCCGTGTAGTCTCATATTCATAGAGAGTTTTCCCTCTCCATTGATAAGGTTTACCTTTGACCGGCTCTGCTGGCAGTTTATAAAAGTCAGCAATATCATACTTGGCAAAGTTTACACCAGAAAGCTCATGGTCATTATAATAATAGCTCAATGAATCCATTTCCCACTTACCTAATGATCCATCGGCGTATTTTTCCCACTCTTTTATTAATAAACAATCATTCAATTTCTTCAGTGGTTCTTCTGTTGTTATCCAGGACTTTATATTAAACATCTTGTTATCATATTCTTTTTTAAAAGCTTTTTCAGAAATGACAAGCTGCCCGTTTAACATGTCAACTACACTATCCTCACTGAAATGCTGGTTAAAAAACGAAGCTGATACATCATCCAATAAAAAAAGTTTATCTTTTGGCGACTTTAATGTTTTGTACACCTTTTTGCTGATGTAATCTTTAAAACGAAAGAATCTCACTTCTTGTGCAAATTCTGAAGGAACAATGTTGTTTTCAATTAGCATTTTTAAATTAGACAACGTAAGCTTACTTTTTGGTTCTGATATTAAGCTAATAAAGGCCTTCATGATTTCTTGCCTGTTTCCAAAAGAATCAAAGCAGCCTCCTTTTATTAATTGGATTACTTGTCCTTTCTTAATAATGCCGCTCTTAAACATTCTTTCAATAAAGTCGTTAAAGTCACTATATGGTCTATTTAGAACTATATGATGAATAACATCGTCTCCAATTCCATTCATTCCTTTAAGTCCAAATAAAATTGAATTGTTGTTAATATCAGTCCTAAAACCAAAATCAGCCTTATTTATATCTGGGAGGTCTATTTTAATCCCTCTTTGTCTAATGTTTCCGATGGCTGAAGCAACTTTTCCGTAGTTTGTAGCAGCTGTCTTTTTGTTGTCTTTTGTATCCTCGGTATCTATTCCTCCGCTGTTTACCGTTAAACAAGCAGTATTCCAGTATAAAGGATTATATCGATAGTTTAAGTTCAATTCCTGTAATGCAATAATTGAATATGCCAAGGTATGAAGTAAACTAAAACTGTAGCCAAACTGTCTTTTAAATTGAACATTCCAGACATAATTCAACAGGTTATCAGAAGTGCCAATCTCCTTTCCTTTTTTAAAAAACAATTCTTCCACTTCTTTTAGTACATCTTCTTTCTTTTTTGCTATGGATTTCCTAAGATAATTTGATTCTTTAATGTCAAAGTTAGCTATATCTTTATCCATAACCATCTGCATAACCACTTCTTGAGTATCAGCAACACCATAAATGTCCTTAAGGTGCCTCTCCATTACTCTGATTTCCTTTTCGCTTAGACCGTACCGTGTCATTTCTTCATACCATTTATTAAGGTTATTTTTGTATTTAACATATGTATCTACAGGCTGTTCTTCACCGTCTGACATAAGCCTCATTAAAGAATTGGTTACTGCTGCTTCAAGTAAATTCTTAGGTTTTACTTTGACAACTGATTGATGACCGACTTCAGTTGAGAACTGGAATAAATCCATGATCTCCCCATTACCAGCCATTTCCCATAGCTTATCATCTTCATACTCAATTACGTCTGGATGGATGTATTTGTTGTATGTTTCCTTCAAGCTTCCTTGCCATTCAATTTCTTTATTCTCGATTAATTGGTCTAATGTTACTCTAATCTTATCTAAAGCTTCAATTGTAAGAAGGTCAAACTTTACTGAGCCCATGGCTTCACTGTCACCCATATTAAACTGTGTAATATAAGCTCCTTTAGGAGTTTTCATCATTGCATTCGACTTTGTATATTCATCGTTAAAGATAATTACTCCGGCTGCATGAGAAGAGCGCTTATTAGTTAACCCTTCAATTTTTAAAGCTGTTTCTTTAAGATTAGGGTATTGTTCAACCTCTCTAATAAACTCTTTAATCGGCTTCCTGCCAGTTTCTTTGTCACCATAAAAACAATGTGTTAAAGGCCAGTTAGATCCTCTTTCAAATGGAATCATTCCACTTAAATACTGGGATATATCATTATCGATTCCTAAGCCTCTACACGCTGTCTGAAGCGCTGATTTTGAACCCTCAGTTCCAAAAGTAGCAATTTGAAGAACACGTTTGTCTCCAAACCTTTCTCTAAGTGCCTTAAGAATTTTTTGTCTTTTTGATCCTTCAGTATCAATATCGATATCTGGAAGGTCAGGTCTCGATTTATGTATATGTCTCCAATGTGGTAAATCATATTGCATTGGATTAATTTGAGTGTTATCGAGAAGATAATTAACTAAGTAACCTGCAGCACTTCCCCTGGCTGCCCCAACTAAACTGTCTCCTCCACACTCATCATCCCAAATAATATTAATGATTTCTCTAACTGTTATGTAATAAGAAGGCATAGACTGGCTCAGCTTTTGGCTGATTTCCCAAAGTTCACCCAGCTCAACGTTAATCCTATTCAATATTTTATGAAAAGCTTCTCTCGTTAGTTCGCTTGTCTTTAATTTCTCTTCAAATCCGTCCTCAATTAACTTAAGGAGATATCTATCTTGTTCATCTACTGATTCAGACATCTTTTTTATATATTCATATTGATCATATGCTGGTTTAAATAAATGTCTTAATTTAAAGTTTGGAAGATCCATTTTAGGGATAATTGGTTCGTGCTCTATAGTATAGTCTTCAATCATCTCGCCAATGAGCATTGTATTTTTTATGGCCTGATCGATGACTTCTTTATCAATGTAGTCCATTCTCTCGTGAATTTCATCAACGTTTTGAACGAAACAGGCTTCATAAAAGGAATCAACTTCTCTTTCTCCATCCTTAGCGTTTAAAAAGGCTTGATGAATTGCTCTATCTTCGGGTCTTAGATAGTGAGCATCTGTTGTAACAATCATTTGTAAGTCATACCCGTTGGCTATATCTATCAGCTTCTTGTTACAGTAAATCTGTTCTTCACTCAGTGCAGGTTGAAGCTCGATAAAAAACTTATCCTTCCCAAAAACCTCTATACACCAAGTTATAAACTCATGAATCTTTAGTTTGTGCTGCTTAATTGACTGAGAATCACCAGTTTCTTCAAAAGCCTTTATCTTTAACAGGTGAATGTTTACCTCAGACCCCAAGCAAGCTGTGGTAGCAATGATGTGTCCTGGATCTTTACTTAATAGCTTCTCTACATCCTTTTTTACTGTCGGCACTCTTTCCATTGTTCCTGTATAAAATGAGTTTTCCCAGGCTTGAGAAGACAGTATTCTTAACTGCTCATGTCCTTTTGGATCAATTGCCAACATCAAGAAATGCGGAAATTTTGTCACTCCCGATTTATAGTTATCTCGAACTTCCTCTAAAGAATCGACTAGGTACGCTTCATTACCCAATATCAGTTTAAAATCTTCTGGCATATCCCCCTTCTTTTTCATTTCTCTAACTGTTCGAATAGCATCTAAATGTGCTGAGAGGACTTCATGGTCTGTTATGGCCAGTCCCTTATATTCCATCTTCACTGCAGTTTTGAGCAGTTCTTTAACTGAGTTTGTTGAATCAAGTAGTCTTATGTTACTTTTATCAGTGTGACAGTGACATCCAATCAACTTTTCTCCCCCTTAAAACACAAGTTCTTTTTGTTTTGTGCGAACCACCTCCAATTCATAAATCTCGATTTGAGGTGTTTTCTTGCCTTTGTATTCATTTGCCTTTGCTTTACCAATTACATTAATGACTAACGTTCCATTTGATGCAGTAAGCTGATTAAAGTAATTCTCATCACTTTTAAACCTTATGTATTCAATATCGCCATGCTTAAATTTAACAGTTGTCTTATTCTTTTTCCCTAAATGCTCAATTTGTTCGACTTCAATTTCAAGATCCGTTATAGCTATTAAGGGTTCTTCAACTTTGTAACCCCAATAGTTTTTGTAACCATCAAGTTGAAGGATAAATTCTTTTCTCAATCGTTTTGCTGGGATCTCAAAATCAACATTCTGAATATCTTCTTCGATATTTATGTCTTTAAATTTTTCATTCAGCACTTTGTTCACCAGGATTAAGTTCTGTCGTTTAATTGCAAAGCCAGCTGCATTTGGGTGACCTTCAACAAACTCAAATAATCCAGTATCTATAAGCTCTTTCTTAAAATCCTTTATAAACCCTTTGTCATATCCTCGTATAGAGCCACTCAAGATCTCTTTGCCTTTTTCGGGATCGTTTCTGGCTAACAAGACCGGCTTTTTATATTCTTCTGCAAGCTGATTGGCCACCAGTCCAGTTAGGCTTTTATCTAGAATTCCTTCAATGTAAACAATCAGTATTTTATTCGCTGTTAAGCTTTTCTCCTTTATTCTATTTTTAATTTCCACTCCAGCTGCATCTGCAATCCGTTTCTGCTTTGCTTTTAGATTTCCTAGAATCCTAACTGTGTCATCATGTATTGGCACAAGCTCAGTTTCACTTTGCCCACGTTTTTTGTAGGGTACCTTTTCTTTAGAAAGGAGGAATGCTCTCATCATTTGATCTTTTTCTTCACTGCTTCCAACCCTAATGGCAGCGTTAATTAAAGGGTTAATAAAGAACTGTGTATTCTGTATGTTCTTGTCACCCTTGGTTGAAAACTCTTGCTTCTTAAACAGCTTCTTTAATAATGGATGCTTAATTTTCTTCAAGCCTTCATTCATAAAATACCTGGTTTCAAGGTTTCTTGAATCAGCCGAATCAGCAATGTTACCAATTGATACAAGGTCTAAGAATTGTTCGGCTTCATTTTTATTTAGTTTTTCATCAACTGCCTGGCAAAATTTATAGGCCATTCCTGCACCTGTCAGAGTTTTATTCGAATAATTAGGCGAAAGTTGATTATTTACTACGATCGCATGTTCAGACACTCGTTCACATTCCTGGTGATCAATAACAATTATTTCTGTGCCTCTCTTATTAAGAGCCTCATGTTCCTCAAATTGACTTGAACCTGCATCTGGGATTATGACTAAGTCAACATCATCAGGAATTGTATCAATAAAAACCCCATGCTCTTTCCCATCTTGAATTCTGTAATGTATATTAGCTTTCGGACAAATCTTCTTTATGTAATTTATAATGATTGAGCTGGATGTGTATCCATCAACATCACTGTCTACCTGAACAAACAATTTATTTTTATTATTTAAATGCTTAATAAGACAATCTGCAGCTTTATCAATATTATTAAGCTTTGAATAATGAATAACTGAACTTTGATCAACATTAACAAACAACTTTGGATCTTCTATGCCTCTATTTTTTAAGATAGTAGCTAAAGGATCGAAATTATAATCATTGTCGCCAATTAGCCTATACTCCATTAATTTCCCCCTTCATCTGTGCCAATCTCAATTTTCCTTCTCATTAGCTCCTCTAGAGTTTCCTTTCCCTTGTCTGCTGGGCTGTCCTTATAATCCAGTAAGCCTTCATAATCCCACAATACATATACACGAACATAAGGAGTAAATTTTGCTGCGAGCTTTAGAATTTTCTTCTGATATTCAACCAGTTTTTCTTGATATTTCTCCTCTGTTTCATGTTCTTTTGGTGGTCGGTATTTATCAAGAGCAATAAAAACTTCTTCAACACCAAGAGACAATAAAATGTCCCGGTGAAAATTAGAAATATTACTTGAACAAACAGCACAGGTAAAGTTTGATTCACCGTAAAAATCTTGGCATTTTAATACTGATTTTTCTGATTCGAAAATCAATACTTTCTTAAACCTTTCTATCGAATTTTTTGTTTTATGTAATCCATATAAATTCATCATTGTTTGATGGTTATATAAGGTATTGCCAACTTTTAAAGGCATATATTTATAGCCTGCATCTACTTCTTCTTTAATCATTGAGCGCCTACGTATACCAATCAACCTATTATTTAAATCTCGATGAGGAATGGTAATCCCTTCTGTATGAGTTCTAAAATAGTACCCAATCTCAAACTCTTTTAATGTCTTGTGACTTATTCCCTCACCTAGCCACAATTGGTGAGGATAAGGCACAAATATATCTAGAACCGTTTCATTAAAGCTGGGGAGCTCAATATGTATTTTTTTCTTCTTTTTGAACTTCCCCATCCATTCCCAGTCATCAATCAAATCATTGTTTATGTATGTCTCTCTATTCCCAAATCCAAATGTTCTTCCTGCTATTTTGGCAACATATTCGATAGCCTGATTAAAAGAGATATTAATACCTTTTTGACTTTTTGCTCTTATAACAAGTTCAAATACATCAAAATTATCTCCACACTCTGTATAACAGTGAAACTGTTTTGCTTCATGATAGTAATACAGCTTATAGCTCCCACCAGAAGCATTGTGACAAACAGTTCTGTAAATCGGATTTCCTTGTTGATCCCACTGATTGTTCTCGCTACCTAAGTCTTTTAAAATCTTATGTATATCCTCAATGGTCAGGCTTTCTTTTACTCTGTCTTTATCATACTTCAAAGGGCGCTACACCCCTCATCCTGCTTTTATATTCAATTTCTCAACTGTAATTAGTTCATTGTCAAGATTTGTTGTGAAACAGTCCTTTATCCGCATGTTGCCCATATTGATATGGGAGAAGACTTTAACTTTGTCATACTCATTTCCCCTATTTTTAAATACATGTGTAACAAAATTTGGCTCTGGATAAAATCCTTCCTTTAAGATTGGATCAATTGCATCCTTCTCTTTTTTACTTAAAGGAAGAATTATCATTGCAGCATCTGTTTTATCTGCGATAGCCTTACTTCCTCTCAAATAAGAAGCATCTATTACTTGTCCTTTTAACCATGCTTCTTTCCAATCACCATTCAACTGAGTTGCGCTCATCATATAGACATCATATTTGTTACATAAGCCCTTTAACTTATCCGACATAAGCAAAAGAATTTGGTCTTCCCTTAAATTGACCCCACTTTTTTTGCTCATCTCTGAAAAAATGGTTACTGATGAGTGAATATAATCAAAATAAACGTACTCTACATTGTTTTTAATGACGTTCTTTTCAATTGTTCTTTCAATCTCCTGAATATTAAAATCAGGCAGATGTTCGAACCATATGTTAGACTCTTGAAGAACCTTAGCAGCCTTACGCACAAGTTGTTTTTCTTGTTCATTGATTGTGTTTCTAAGGATTTTTTTCTCTTCTACACCACTAATGTAGGCAAGTGCTAAACTTTGCAATTCTTCGGCCATCATTTCTGTTGAAATAACTGTAGAACTTTCACTCCATGGGTTTGATACCCATTCCTTCTTTTTAGGATCATAAAGTTCGGTTGCACTTAAGCGACAAGCGTCAGCGACCATGTTTCTTGTTTTACCGCCACCTGTAATACTTGAGCGCAGATAGAACTTTTTCTTCCGTGATCCACGAAATATTGAGGTGAGCATTTCGCTATTTAATGGAACTCCAATATCCGGGGACTCTTCGAATGAATCCAATAATTCATTAATACCTTCTCCGCCCTGGATTCCCACACTTTCAGATGAAGTTCTGAATTTTTCTTTTATGTCTACAATCTTCATTTCATAAGCTGCTAAAATCTCATCAATCGACTTCTTATCAAACTGTTCTTGCATCTTTTCTTGTTCTTTTGGGTCAATCAGAGATTCATCATATATTTCCTTAATATCGAATCCCAAGCCATCCATTTCTCTAAGCAGACTAAACTTTTTTAATCTTTTATAATGGTAATCAAAGTTTTCGACAACTGCCAACTCTTGAATTCTTTCTATATATTCAAGACCGTTATTATCATGGAAAATTTTATATTGAATATCGTAATCCTTTAGATATCCATCTATTTCAACCTCATTCAATACTTCAGTTCCTTGATGAAATAGGTTGCTCATGGCAAAAAACAATATTGAATGAAACCTTGAAGGAAAATCATCCGAAGTTATCTTATATTTATTGCTCTCTGACAAGATTGTGGGATCTTTTAGAATGCTCCCTAAAACTTGAATTATTGCCTGTTTGTCTTGTAGCAAATGGACTCTCCTTCCTATAGCGTTGAGATATCAACTAGCCCTCTTTTCTTTCTCATTCCTTTTTTTACGACTAACGTAATTTCTTCTCTTTTATGATTCTTTGGGTCTTCAGCTGATTTTCGGATGGCCTTTTGTCTAATGTAATGCCGCTTTGCTTCATCATAAACAAATGGAACGATTCCAATGCCATCTCCTTCTCTGGGTTGATTATCTAAAGTTTCATAAAAGTATCTAAGCGCTAGCTCAATGCCTTTAAGCTTATACCCATATTCCTCTTGATACTCTTTAATTTGTTTCAACATCATGCCAGTTGGAGATGTAAGACCATATAGATTGCATATGTATTGAATTAACTCTTTTCTGTGATCTGATTCTTGCTTCCAGGTATTAAAACACTTTTCATGGTAATATCTTTTTTTATAAGGAATGGCTGAGTCTTTGTCTAACTTGGTCTCGCAATAAGGACATTTAACTTGTCTCCCCAAATAATCACTCCTAATAAGGAGGAGAGAATAATCCCCCCTCTTTTATTCTGCTAGAAGGTCTTTTAGATCATCTAGAATTACAGACATGACACCTACTTGCTTACGGCTGCACTCAGTAACTTTTACACCCTTACCTAAATGTTTCTCTGTAATCTCATTAACTTCTTCTAAACGGCCTTCTTCATTAAGCTTCATGCCAATTTCTTTAATTTGATCCATTAATGAGTTGAAATCAAGTTCTTCTGAAGCGTTGTTTTGTTTTTGCTCTTCGTATGTAACAGCGACAATTCCTTCTGCTTGCTCCTGTCTTTCGACTGCCTCAATAATTGCTTTTTCTAAGTTTTCTGCAGTAAATTCAGGAAGGTATGTGTCAATGTAATCAAATCGGCTACGAGCAAAATGCTCTTCAGTTTCAGCTAACCAAGCACTTGATTTGATTACTTTTCTATCTTCATCAACACCATTAGAACTTAGATAAAGAACAATATCGCTGTTATCAATTACTGGAGCTAAAACTCGTTTATCCCCCTTCGGATATACTTTGCCTTTTTTGTCTTCAGCAGCATGAGCAATAAAGATAACCGTAAATCCTACGCCAATTAATTTATTGATTTCTTCCCATACTTCAGTTTCATACTCTTTCCAAAGGCCAAACCCATCATTACCATCTTTAATCCGTTCTACATCATATTGCTCGCATACATATCTAGTCGCATATTTAGCAAAAGCGTCTACTTCATCAACAATGATTGTCTGATACATTTCTTTGGCTTTTTCAGCATTTTTAGTTAACTGTTTGTTTACCTTTTTAAAATCAGCCCAACTATTGATAGGCATGAATTGGACACCGGCAATGGCATTTAATCCTTTTTCGAATGGCAGATATAACGGTTTCTTCATCCGAGTGCTTTGCTTAGTTTTACCTAAGTTGTTAGAACCGTAGATTGTGATAACTTTTCCTTCTAATCCTTTTGCTACTACAGAAACTTGTGGGTTGAAAATATCGATTGCCATTTAAGTTCTCCTTTTATTTTGAATTTGTTGGGTGAGTCGGAGCTCACCCCAGGTATGTATTAGATTAATGATCTATTTTATTTTAGAAAGGGAGATCATCATCTGAAATTTCAACCGGCTTTGAAGGCTTGTTATTAGGAGCACTTCCACCAAACCCAGATTTTTTATTGTTTTCTTTGCTGCTTTCGTTCTTAAGTCCTTCTAGATAAGTCTCTCTTTCAGTCAATGCTTTTTTAATTACTTCTGGATTAAAAGCATTTTTACTATCTTCATCATAAGGATCGTTCCCACCTGTAACTAGATACTCTCTTTTTGTAATGGAGGTGATTTCTTTTTTGTCTTCTCCAAATGCAGCAGTTTTGGTTGTTACTTTTTGTTCTTTATAATTAATAATCTTTCCGAAGACATTAACCGTAGATCCTTTTTCATAATTGTTTTCAACATATTGAGAACCTTCCTTAGTCACTACAAATGTAAAAGGAATGACTTTCCCGCCATACAAAGGGATATAACCATTTAAATTAACTCTTCCTGTTTCTTCTCCTTTTACTTTTTCTTCAGTTACATTTTTAACAAACAGTTCAACATCAAATTCAGCTTTAGGATTAAATTCTTCATTAGCATCCAGTCTGTTTACAAAGTTAGTGGTTAGCTGTGGGTACGCCTTTAATACTCCTTGAGAGTAATATTCATTTAATCCAATCTTACCTTGGGTGATTCTCACTTTATCAGCTTGATCTCTTCCATGTTCTGCGATGGACTTATAATCACTTATGATAGTTTGATACCCTTTGGCAATAGCATTATCTGTACCATCAGCTTTCTTATATTTTGAAAAGCCTTTAACTGTATGCACTTCGTTAGGTGCAACCTCAATATCTAATTCAATATTTAGTCCATTTCCATTTTTCCACTCAGTGTGTCTTACTTCTGCCAGGGTTCCTTCAATTGTTACAACGTTTGATGCTTCACGTAATACCGTTTTGTTTTCCGTCATATATTTTTATCACCCTCTATTTTTATTTTTGTCTATTGTGATTTTTCTTTGAATATGTAATTTTGCTAAACTTGCAGTCTTTGATTCCAAGTTCTTTACTAAGTTCTATGTACCTTCTTTTTGGGAACTTCCAATCATTTTGGTCAGAAAAGCATCCTGACTTATTTACAATTTCAAATACCTGCTTTTTTCTGTTAACTTTGATTGTCATGTTTCCGTAAGCATACTCTGTGAAGAATAAACGTTTTTTAACTCGCTCAGGATGAGTTTCTTTGACAAGTGAGACATTCCTTATCATCTTTAACAGTGCCTGATCAGGAGTAATTGTCTTGTTGCCTTTAACGTTTTCTCTGTAATAGCTTAATGCCTTCTCTGTTATCCCCAGTACCTCCAAGTAGTTCGCCTCCTTCCCTTTAACTTGATTTTATTATATACATATTTTTTATCTTTGTCTATATGTTTTATAAACTTTTATATTTTTTATTTTTGTGTTTCATTCGCAATCTTTCTAATTCGAATAAAATTATCATTTTATTGAGTTACAAGGGTCAAGGAGCCACACAATGGCAGCTCCTGAGTTGATCAGCCTCCGACTCTAACTCCCATATTAGCTCATCCCCCAATAATATTAATCACTTTTTAACCCCCAAAACCATTTTAATACTCTCCCTTAGGATTAAAGAGAATTATATCATGAATTTATAAAATTTACACAATTTCACTCCATAACCATACATCCATTGTTTGCAATGTAAATCCGTCGGGCAGCTTCTTCATTTTTATATTAACATTAAATCTCTTTCCGGTTGTTTTATGTACAATAGCCAGTTCTTCTCCATTAAAGAATCGCACAATGGCCTCATCAAATGCAATTGGCTGATTAACCACATAACCTTCCTTTAAAGCTCTAATAAACAAATAAGGGTCGTTTTTATAAAGCTCGTAAAGGACATTGGCATATTGTTCGTTTTTGTCTCTAAGTAGTTCAAAATTAATCAACGGTATGTATAAGTCTTTGTCTGATAAATTTAATTTGTTTCTAAAGTATTTAATTGCTTCATCTTGCTCTTTAGAAATGATGTTTGACATTCAGTTAACCCCTTTATTCGTATGATAACTAGGCTAATCTTAGAGACTAGCCCAGCATTGCCTTATAAATATTCTACTAGACCATCGTCTTTAGCTCCTTCTGCTATTAGACTATAGGCAGCCAGAAGATGCTCTTTGATTTTCTCTTTTGTTTCTTCCCCGAATGCATCAAAACCAATTTTAACATCGCTTGAGTAATTAATTTTCCTCATTCCCCTTACCTCCCGTCCATTGGTCTAACATTTTCAAAATCCTCTATGTCATCAACATATTCAACGTATTCTATTTCGATATTTCCCGCTGCATCTTCATGTACCCATACTTCCATTTCGGCTACCGCTTTCACTTTCGCTTTGTATCTCATTATTATTTAGATTCTTTTCTTATCCATTTTCTAACCTTCACTTCTTTTAACTCCACTTCATAACAATCCACTTGTTCTTCAAATTCCCAAGGGCTTTCATACTGGTTTTCAGTTGCGCCTTTGCTATAGAAAGTTTCAAAAAAGCGCCCCTGATATGAGAACACAATTCTATAGTGAATGCTCCACCTAGACGTGTCAGTGATTTCTTCTAAAATTGAGGATTCCGGCAGTCCCAATTCATTTACCATGTAATCTTTGTCCAATTTAATTTTCATTTAAAATAACCCCTCTTCCTTTGCAGCATTTACATTCGACTAAAGGCTCGTTGATTTTAGCCATCAGATCATCTAAAAATTTCTTAATATTACTCTTCAAATCCTCAACGTCCTTACCACTAAAAGGCTCTACAATTGGGTTTGGGTAGCTCTGATAGGCTTTAGGTGCAACATTGTAAATTTCAACTTCCCGCTTTGTTTGAAACCTTTTCTCAAGTTTAGGCTTTCTCCGTTTGTACATTGCATTAAGATCAACTATATACTCGTGAGGTTTGTAAAGCTCCAGAACCTTGACCACAGTTAAACAGAAATCATAATCACTCGTGATTCTTGCAAATTTAGGGTTTATATTGGCTTTTATATGGTTTCTGATAATCTTATAGCTTTCTTCATGGGACAAGTAACACGGCTTTGTTTCAAGAAGCATTGGATGAGTTTGAATTCTATCCAGTAAGTTATAATTCAAGTTAAAATTTTGACTTTGTAGCTTAAGTTCTCCGTCAATTTCTTCAATTACATTCATTTCGAATTCAATTTTTTGGTTCTGTTGTGGGACTTCTTCAAATTTCAAATCATATAGCCCCTTCACTTCATAGTATTCACTGTCTTCACCTATGTAAGAATCTTTAATTACTTTAGGAGTTAATTCAGATTCTTGGAATCCCTCTTTTAATTCATACCTATGATTGATTTTTTTAGCTGGCATTTGTTTTTCAATAACACTTGGCTCCTTTTCAAGCTTAAACCAGTCCGACTTATACGTTTCAGTTGCTCGTTTCCCATCGAAAAGCAATTCATCTAATTGACTATGAAAATATCTCTTGCCCTCAATATTGTCTGACACCAAAAAACAGTTACTTGTTTTAATACCAATTAGCTTCATCAAAATTCTCCTTTTTAATTTTATTTTTATTCTTATATCATCTCTGTTTTATCTAGATCTTCTAATTTTATTTTTATCCAACAAATCAATAATGTAAGTCTCATACATGTCATCCCAATAAGGATCTGTTCTCGCTATGTATTTCTTTGTTCTTCCGTTCTCCTCAATCTTAAAGGCTGTCT